ACCAACCTTAACCCAGGTAGGATTAACAGTAGTCCAAGTAATTGTGTAAGCAGTGCCATCATCAATACCAAGCAACACTACCTGACCTGCTTCAAAGTTAGTTGCTGCTGGTGTACGGTTAGCACCTAGAGTTACTACTTGAATTGAACCGTTAGCAGGATCAATTTCAAACGCAGCGCCATCAGTGATGGTATGAACAGTATCTTTTACTTCTTTAAATGTTTGTTGTGCTGTAAAAGTGGTAGCAGTGCCAGGAGCAACAAAATCAGTACCTGCTGTAGCAGCACTGAAAGCAGAAGTACCGTTACCTTTGATAACACCAGTGAGTGTTGTTGCACCAGAACCACCATTACCAACAGGTAATGTACCAGTAACATTGGTTGTTAGACTGATACTATTTAGTGTTGCTACAGTACCTAAACCTAGTGTAGTACGTTGTGCAGCAGCATCAGCATCATCAAGAATGGCCCTACCAGCAGCAGTAAGATCAGTAACAGCATAGGTATCAGATGCTGTTGTATAAATCATCTTATCAGCAGCAGTAGTCAGCCCAGCAATAGACTGTAAACCAGCATCGTACGCCTGTACCGTTACTCCAATAGCAGCAGGAGCAAGATAATCAGTACCAGCAACAGCAACAGAGATTGTACCAGATCCGTTTGCTTTAACAATGCCGTTAATAGCACCAACTATAGGATCAGTTTCAGTAAGTGTAACAGTAGCCCAAGACAAAGCACTACCATTAGTAGTTAGATATTTACCTGAGTTTCCTGTTTGTGTTGGGAAAGCACTAACAAAAGTGTAAGAGTCGTCCCAATTACTTTGCTTGATAGTGGTTGGGATAGCATAACCAGAAGCATAAGTAACTGCTAATGTGCCTGAAGAAGTAATAGGGCTACCAGATACGCTCAGCCCTGTTGGTACTGACATAGCAACACTGGTTACAGTACCAGAACTGCTAAAAGAAGCCCATGCGGTTCCGTTCCAAACATACATAGTATTGTTGGAACTATTCCAATATAAAGCACCAGTTAGTAACGCATTACCGTCATTATCTAATGTAGGAGCAGAAGACTTAGAACCTAAATAACGATCATCAAAGGAATCATAAGACGCTGCTGCGTTAGATGCTGAGACTGCTGATGCTGTTGCTTCATTAGCGGCTACATCTGCTAAAACTTGTGCATCAGAAGCTGATGTTGCTGCGGCAGTTGCAGAGTTAGCGGCATTTGTAGCTGAAGATGACGCACTACTAGCAGACGATGCTGCGTTAGATGCTGATGTGCTTGCGTTAGATGCTGAGGTTGACGCAGATGAAGATGAAGAAGCAGCGTTGCTTGCTGCTGTTTGTGCTTGAGTAACTAAAGCAGCAATAATGGCTGCTTCATTAGCAGCGTCTGCCGTAGCATCTCCTGAACCACCTGGACCCCTATACAGTGCCATTTAATTTTCCTTTACATTTTTCTTAAATACTCTCAATGAAAACACTTAAGAAAAGCCCCCGAAGGGGCAACCTTACACCAACTTACCTACAACAACTGTAAAGGTAGCAGAGGCTAAGTTAATAGAACCACCACTTAAATTATTAGCACGAAGAGTAATAGTATTAGCAGCAGTAACATCAGCAGTGACAACCAAACCGCCAGCACTGATACTTGAACCAATACCCATAACGACATCGCCAACAGCAACACCAGGAACAGTCATAGTGTCTGATTCAGAAGCACCGCTGGCAATAGAACCAAAGTCTTCAACACCAGACGCTACAATAATCTCAGAAAACACACCAGGGAGTTGCTGACGACCACGAGATTTTACAACTACAGAAGTAAGAGGCATGATAGATTCCTTTTAAGTTAAAATAGGGATGACCCTGATGAGCCATCCCTGTTATCAATCTTAGGCCGGAACCGCAATAGCAACCGCACTCTTATCACGCAGTTCGCCAACACCGTACAGCGTATCAGCGGTAAGCAGCGTTGCAAGGTACTCTTGCTTGTACTGAGTCTGAACACGAACACCAAGTTGCTCAACCAGCACAGCAAACTCAGGATGTGCCATCACAGCAATACGAGCGCCACCAGTAGCAGTAGCACAGTTGGTAGAAACATATACCTTAACACCGTATACATCACCAATCTGACCATTGCGGATGGAGTCGCCAGAGCCAACAAAGGCTTGCTCAGTAAAGCGGCTAAGACCAAGCAGAGTGTTACGAGCAACAGGAGGAATGATCATGAAACGACCATCCATCGGTACATCCTGGTCATCCAGCGTCTGAATCACTTTGCGAATACCAGCATCCGTAAGCGCAGAAGCGTTGTTAGCACCAGAGGTGTACGCAGTCGTGCCATCACCACCGATAACAGCAGCGTTGTACGCAGCCGTACCGTTACCACCCTGGGCCTTAGCAGCCTGGGCAAGCACATCGGTATCAATGCGGGTCGACAGAGCATAACCAGCATCGTCCGTGTAGAAGCGACGCAGCGAAGACTGTGCCTGAACTTCCGTGATGTCCTCAATCAGACGACTATACTCATAATGCTGGTCAATCGACACAGACAGCGAAGTGCCAGATTCAGCAATTAGAGTCACCTGTGCTTGAGCAGTTTTGCTTTTAGCAGTGGCGTTACCACGAACAGGAGCAGGAAAGTAGACTTTATCGCCTTTCTTACCCTTGAAGTTCATCTTCTTGATGAGGTTAGCAGCAACAAGATTCTTCTTGTAAGCAGCAATGATTTCATCAGACCATACCTCAGGCACAAAGCCAGCGGTTTTAGCCTGTCCAACTAGAACGTGATCAGTACCCATACCCATGATAATATCCTTTATGTAAAGTTAAATTTTATCGAACCCTTCCCTCTCGATAAGCGCTCATGATTTCAGGTTGAAGAGCATCATAACGATCAGGGTCGGTTTGCATCAGTTTGATAATATCCGCACGACGATAAATCTTCTTAGAAGGTGCTTCATCACTTCCTTTTGCCGTAGTAGCAGTAGCGCTCTTAAGAACTCGTTCACGGTCTTGCTTTTCAGCCTTGACTGTAGCATCAGCAACTTGCTTGCGCTCTTTCCAAACACTGAGTAACTCATCAGCGGCATCAAAGTCATAGTTATTCGCTGCTGCAAACAACTGTACTCGTACCTTAGACGACTTTACCCACTCTTGGAAAGATGTGTCACCAGCAATATCCATAAAGTCTGGATGCTTCTGCTTCAACATCGATACCGTTTCTGCGATTCGCATCTGAAGGGCAGCTTGTTCAGCTTGCTTGATCTTCGGATGGTTCTCAATTGCTTTTGATACTGCTTTTTCGGGATCAGCAAAGAAGTCAACTTCTTCGACAGGTTCCTGCGGTTGCTGTTTACTTAATGCTTGGGCCTTGATAAAGTCATCAACAATCTTGCGTAGTTCACCAACTTCAGAGCCTTGACGACCGATTAGCTTTTCAGCTTCTTGATGCATCCTGGCAATGTCTTTGAGGCTTTTACCCTTATACTTCTCGGGAACCTCATCGCCTTCTTCTGGTGTTTCAGTGTTATTCTCAGGTACAATCTCTTGCGCCTGCTCTAACTCTTCAACTACTTCACCTGATTGTAATGTCTCTTCTTGACCTTCATCAATAAATTCAGCCATATTAATTCCTCTGAGCGTTTAGCTTTATAGAAAGAATACTATTACTACTTACGGAGATTCCTTTATCCGTTACCTTCCGGTCTTTCTTTCCCACTTGATGTGAGATTCCCTGCGTTGTTCCCACTTTGCAGCGGCTCCAGGGAAGTGTCCAGTAATACCTTCTAGTGATATTACCGGCGTACTAATGATTCTGGAAGCATCATTACCGCAATGAGGGCAAGTAATAACTCTTTCAGACTCATCAATATACTTTTCTGAGGTGTGTCCTTTGACACAGGTAAATTCGAACAGCCTACGAGGCATCTATTATCTCCTGATATACTTGCTCGGATAGTTGGTGCAAGTTCAGAATATAATCAAGAACTTCTATCTTACCTTTGGCTTTCCAGAGATCCTCAACGCTGTTGATAATATCAACTCTAGCGTATTCGTCCCTAGCCTCTTTTAAATCATCCATCAGTTCTTTCCAACCAACTGATGTACAAAGATCAAACCTATTCTCGTAATACTTCTGTAACTGTTCGTCCAAGCATTATCTCCAATGAGTGCTTTTGAATGTAAGTGCTTACTAACTTAATACTAACATTGTACCATTTTTTTATTAACTTGTCAATACCTTTTTAAAATATTTTTATCGTTGTTGCGAAGCAATCACTTGTAGACGAGCAATATCAGCCTTGGTGTCAATATCTTTGTTCTTCAGGGCCAAGTCTGCTATCTTCATCCGACGATCAAACTCTTTGTTAGGATCAGCAGCGTCACCAAGGTATTTAGAGGAAGCAGCAGCGATCTTTGCTTGTACTTCTGCTGGTGCAAGTTGAGCATTGATGGCTTCTTTCTGTGCTTTTGCTTGTTTGAGTTGAACATCAGCTTGTTTATCAGCCATTTCTAGCTGTACTGCTTGCATCTGCATCTGTTGCATTTGTTGTTCTTGCTCTGAAGGTTGATTTACCTGTTGTAGTTGCTGAATCAGTTCTTCACGGTTCTCTAAGCCACTGTTTTCAATGATTGCAGACAGAATAATAGGAGCAATCTTGGAATCAGGGCCAAGTGTCTTCAACAAGTTAATAAATTGTACTTGTTCAAACTCCCTTGCGATAATACCAAGGTGACTGGTGGGGATAAATACAAAGTCTTGGACAGGATAACGCTCAGGGTCAAACTGCATATACCGATGAGCAGCCTTGGTGATAAAAGGAATCAAGAATTGCTCTTGAAAGTTTACCAAAGTACGCTTAGACTTCTTGATAATAGCCATCAGAGCAGGGTTAGTACCGTAAGACTCTGGTGTCCCTGCTGGCGCACCGTAAGAGGCGCTATCAATGGTTCCAGTGGCTTGCAGGAGCATACGCTCAAACTCTTTAGCCGTGGCAAGGTTAGCAGGGTCTAGGTTACCAAACTTAAATGGTTGGAGAATCTCTGCTGGATTACCGTTGGTAAGGATGGTTTTACCAGGACGAACCTCAAACTTAGCACCTCGAGGTAGCCTTGTAGCATCCATAGCCATCATAGGTACTGTGGTAAGGGCAAGGCTATCTAAGTGTGCGCGAACTTGAGCATCAATAGCCTTTTGCATATTGTAGCCCTTCTCAGCGATACCACGACCCCAGAAGCGATTAGGCATAGAGTCATTCTGAAAGGCAACAACAGGACGATCCTTCATCATGTAAGGATTCTCTTCTGCTTTGAGCAGTACACCGTCGTTAGCGATAACAACAATGGCTTCAACCAACTCTGAAAACTCAGCCATTTCGTTAGATTCGTCTGTACCTTTAGAGAAAAGGTCTACATACTTGTCACTATCAACATTATCAAGCAATTCTTTAGGTACTAAGCCGTAATAACGAAGTAACTTTACCTTGTCTTGCTGATAATCAACTTCTTCCTGTGTTGGTTCAAGGTCAGTTTCACTGGCAGCAGGGCCAATATTAGCCTTCTTGTAGGTTCCATTCTCCATTGCCTGTACTACGCTATGGATAGAGACGAAATCCTCTACAGCGCAGCCTAGAGCCTCTGCAATAGTGCTTGCATTAGGGTCAATAAGGAAGTTTCGTGGGTTTACTGGTCGTAACTCAACAGCAACACGGTCTTTTTCAGTGACACCGATAGCAGCCAAACCCATGTTAGGCATTGGTTGCGTTGTTGGAATCAGTTCTGTCTTCTTGGTAAGGACGATTTCACCGATGCCGGTGCCATAAACAGCAGCAAGTAGGACAATATCAGAGACAGACTTGCGTACTTGATCCTTCTTGAAGTCCTTGGTAAGTAACTTTTTCATTACTTCTACATCTTGAGGGGTGTCATCCTCATCAACGATGTCGAAGAACTTCTCACCACGACCAAAGATAGCTTCATCAATCTCAGCAGAGAAGGTTTCAATGGCTTGTTGGAGCATCGGTGTAACAATCCTGGCACGCTCAGACTCACGGGTACGATCTTCTCCAGACCAAATACCACGCCAGAGACGCTCATACCTGTCCCAATCTTCCATATAGTTAGTTTCTTTATGGCTGCGCCACTGTTCACAACGCGCTGTTACCCACTCTACCAGTTGATTATTGGTTTGTGCCATCTTCGTTCCTTGTTAATAAGCGGATTCAACATCCATTGGTGTCCAATCTTCCTCATCATAGTCATCAGTGGACACTGTTGTTGCTACTTGTGATACATACGATAGTGCGTCAATTAAGTCATCATGCACTTGTGTTGATGGAAACATTAAATATTGGTCAATAAACTCAGTCCACTTTTCTTCTTTGTTGAGAATAATACGACCATGCTCGAAACTTCCTTGGAGAGACCACATTATCCTATCAGTCTTTCTTTGGTTTCCATGCGTTAGTTCCATTATATGAAAGTAAGTATTGTACTCACGCATTAACTTTTCTAACGGCCCTAACACCGCCTGTCTTGCCATGCCTTTTTCTAAACCAACAGCGACAGGTTGGTACTCTTTGACATTCTTTAATATCCGCATCGCTGTGGAATCAATGTCCCAACGACCATACTCTATCTTTTCTACAAACCATGTACCATCATCAGTAGCTTTAACAACACAGATAGCAGATTGGTCTAGTCTTTTGTCAGCAGCAGAGGTAGCGTTATTAACCTCCTTAAAGCCAGCAAGGTCAATAGCGATATACCAGGAACCATCAGCAGGCTCTGTTCCATACTTTAACCATTCTTCTTTGAACAAACCAGTACCACTGTTGGTAAAGGATGCTAGAAACTCTTGGTTAAAGTGAAATGTACTTAATGTCTTCTTTGCTGCTTCAATCTCTTCTGGGTCAATGGTGGGGTTGTCTAGCGTAGTTAGATGCCATGCTTTCCAATCTTTACTTCGTCCACTCTCACCAGTCTTAAAGGCATCATAGAACCAATTACGCCCATCAGGGGTACTAATCAACACTGCTTCACCTTTTAAGTCTGCCAATGCAGGTCTTATGATCTTGGTGAACAAGTCTTCCTTAACGAAGGCAGCCTCATCAATAACAGCAAAGTACAACTTCAATCCACGCAATGTATCTGGGTTTTCACCAGACCTAATATGTATCTTCCTACCAGTGACCAATGTTATGTCCATCTGGTTCACATGAGCTTGCTTAATAACACTCCTGCCTTGCGTTAAAAGAGCATCCCAGGCGATCTGCCTTGCCTGTCCTAGGGTAGGTGCTACATACACCACAGCAGAGCCTTCAGGAGCTTCTAAAGCCTTTGCAAGAAGCATCTTGATAGCAAGGTTACTCTTACCACATCGACGACCAGCAGCAATAACTTTAAACCTTGACTTGTCCTGCCAGACCTCTATCTGCCAAGGAAGCAAAGACCAATTAAGTTCCATTATCTTTACTTTCCTCAACGTCTATAACATCATCACTTGTCTGTATCTGTGGTGCAGTGATGCCTGAAATATTAATAGTTATTCCTTGTCCACCAGCACTTCCAGGTTCTTTGTTCTCAAAGTAACTGATAGGTAATGCTCTATCTAAAACCATCTTCAAAGCAGCTATCTGAGACGGATGACCATCAGTAAGTGCTAGACGCATAACTTCTTGTAACATCCTGTCAGAGTTAGCAACTAACATCCTTGCACATAGTTCTCTTGCAAGTGTGTAGTCACCTTTCGGACGACCACGCTTCCCTGGCTTTAACTTAGCCTCAATGTCTGCTTTTTTAGGTCTCCCTCCCCTTTTCTTGACTGGTTGCACAGGCTTCGTGCTGTCAGTCACAGCGGGGACACTCTTTGAGACAGTCTCCCTTAAATCAATAGACTGGGTAACTGTCTTAGTATGTTGTTCATCCATTAAAAATTATCTTCTTTAGAAGGTTTTATTCTTAGCACTACTATATTAGTGATAAGTTATATCAACAGTATCTTAATATTAACATCACCGGTCAGATAAGGGTTGCGTTAAAACTTAATTCCGAAGGAATAATCTTCTTCTTTAAAACCTACTTCTTATCTGTTGCTGTGATGTCCTATATTATAGGTGTTTATTGTAGCATATTTTTGTTAAAAAGTCAAGTTATTTCTTTACTACATCGTCCTTCGCAATGCTTGTTATTGGTCAACATTGCTCTTCGCAATGCACAGTTTGCATTATTACCCAGTGCAGATCAATGTTGTAATGTTATCAACAACTTAGTCAATGCTAACTTGCTTCTTTTTTTCATAGATAATATTGACTTTTTTACTTTTTGTAAATCAATGTTGGTTTAGGGGTAATTTTACTTTTTGTAAATCAATGTTGGTTCAACAAAATTATCACAACCATCGTCACCCCCTCCCCCGGTCAATGTTAGTCAGCACTAACTAACTTAGACATACTAGATGTAGTAGTGAAGTGAGTACTTACATACTAGATGTAGTATTGACATGGTTAGTAAGTACTAACTAACTTAGCCTGGGTTGATCAGGTTTGTTCCAAAGTTGGCATGGATGTTGCTGTGGGACCACTATTACACAGCATCAGATCGAT